GATCAAGAGCCGCTGGTCAAGGGGTCAACTGGGCAGCTGGTGGAGAACCCGCTGTACAAGATCGCTGACCGGGCGTTGGCGACGGTGGAGCGCGCCGAGAAGCAGCTGGGGATCGGCGCCCTGAACCGGGCCGGGTTGGGGATCGCGGTCATCAACGAACAGCGGTCGCTGGCTGACATGAACTCCAGGTACGGGGGTGACGTCGATGCCGGCGACAACCCCGGCCAGGTCGAAGAGGACCCGCGGTTCGTCGTCATCGAAGGGGAAGCCTGACCCTGGCTGTCAGACCTGCGGGTGGAAGCCCGAGTCGGGCGAAGCATGGCCGACCCATGGTGCGGTCGCGGTCCGGTGGATTGAGGACAACTGCATCTGCGGTGAAGGTGACTTCTTCGGTCAGCTGATCCGGCTCCGGCTAGATCAGAAGCGGTTCCTCTACCGGTGGTACGAGTACTGCCCGCAATGTGAACAGTGGCATTACGACGAGGCGTTGCGCGGCGAGGCCACTGGCGGCGGGAAGACGCAGTTCATCGCGTGCATCGTGGTGCTCGAGTTCGCCGGCCCGCCGCAGATCGCGGTGTCGTCACCGAACATCCCGATCGCCGCCGCGTCATTCGAGCAGGCCGACCTGCTGTTCACTGCGGTCGCCACGATGTGCGGTGGCCGGGATCAGGCGGTGAAGGAAGCGCCGCTGTGCGGGTTCTTCGAGGTGTACGACACCGAGGTCAAGTTCTCTGATGGCCGGCCGGGAAGAATATTCCGGGTCGCCGCGGTGGCCGGCACGAACGAGGGTGGCCTGCCCACTTTGTTCGTGTGCGACGAACTGCACGAGTGGGGCGAGCCGTCCGGGCGGAAAGCCCGGGTGAAGACGGTCATCGGCAAGTCGACCCGCAAGCGCCGCACACCAAGGGGTTGTGGCCGGCAGATCTCGCTGTCGACGGCCGGATTCGACATTCACCGGTCCCTGCTCGGTGACATGGTGAAGCTCGGTCGGCGGGTGATGCATGACCCGTCGGTGTCGCCGCGGTTCCTGTGCGACTGGCGTGAAGCCCCACCGGGTCTCGACTACCGCAAGCCTGAGGATCGGGCGCGGGCGGTGAAGGCCGGTTCGGCGGCGGCGGACGTGCTGTGGTCCGTGCAGGACCGGGTGAACGCGTGGGGTAAGCCGGACATGCCGCCGCACGAGTGGATCCGCTACTACGCCAACTGCTGGGTCGATGTCGCCGAGGACTCGTGGTTGAAGGACCACCCCGCCTCGTGGGGCGAGTGCCGCGGCGAGTGGGTGTCGTCGGATGAGAATCCGTGGCTGTTCTCCGTGGACATGGCGCTCAAGCATGACTCGTGCTCGGTCACCCGGGTGGAGAAGTTGTCCGACGGTCGGGTGGCGGTCACCTCAAGGATTTGGCGGGCCGATGAGCATGGCGGCCGGATCCCGCACGACGACGTGTGGAACTACATCAAGGACAACGCCAGGGGTTTGGGGTTCCGCGGCGTTGTGTACGACCCGCGTTACTTCGAGGTTCCGGCCCGGATGCTCGAGGATCACGGGATCCTCGCCATCGAGTTCGACCAGTCGCCGGTGCGGATGGCGCCGGCGTGCGGGTTGACGTTCCGTTTGATCCTCGAGCACACCATTGTGCAGGACGGCGACCCGCTACAGGCGGCTCATGTGAAGGGTGCGGTCGCGGCACCGCAGGAGCGTGGCGGGTTCACGTTGAAGAAGGGACGTTCCCGCGGCCACATCGACGCGTGTGTGGCCATGTGCATGGGCGTGTGGGTCCTGTTCGAAGTTCCTGTCCAAGAAGCAGCTCCATTCGCACTGTGGGGGGACAGATGAACTGGACCGCGGCGATCCTGCTGCTCCTGTCGTTCGCTCTCCTCGTGGCCGGTGCGTGGCTGCTGTCTCCCCCCGCGGGGCTGCTTACCGCGGGGGTGCTGCTCGGCGCGGTCGGCGTGCTGTCCCTCTCCGCGGGTAGCGCCAAAAACCGGAAGGCCGATCAGTGAGGTTGTGGGAGAAGCTCCTCGGGCGGCAGGAGTTTCGCGACAACTCGCTGTCGTGGGACGCCTATCAGGAGTTCTTCACATTCGGCGGTCTGCAGTACCCGATGCTGCAGACGACGATGGGGACGGTCAACGAGGAACATCTCGCCGCGACCGCGAATGCCGCGTACAAGGCGAACGGGATCGTGTTCGCTCTCGTCCTCGCGCGGTTGCAGGTGTTCTCGCAGGCGCGATTCCAGTGGACCCGCTTCGTCGACGGGCATCCTGGCGACCTGTTCGGCTCCCCCGAGCTTGCTCTCCTTGAGCGACCATGGCGCGGAGGTACCACAGGAGACCTGCTGGCGCGGATGGAACTGGACGCCAGCCTCGCTGGGAACGCCTACATCCGCAGGACCAGACCGGACCGACTGAACAGGTTGCGCCCGGACTGGGTGACCATCGTGATGGGATCGAACGAGAACGCTGACAACCCGCGCGAGGCGGCGGACGTCGAGGTTCTCGGGTACGCGTACAAATCGCCGACCGGTCCGATGGTGCTGCTCGAGCCGCATGAGTGCGCGCATTACGCGCCCATTCCCGACCCGGACAACCACTTTCTCGGTCAGTCGTGGATCACGCCGTCCATGACCGATGTGCAGGCGGACGATGCGTCCACTGTGCACAAGAAGGCGTTCTTCGCTAACGCAGCAACCCCGAACCTTGCGATCAAGTTTGACCGCGATGTGACTATCGATCGGGTCCGCGAGTTCAAGGAACTGCTCGAGGCGGAGCACCGTGGCGCGTGGAACGCGTACAAGACGCTCTACCTCGGTGGCGGCGCTGACCCGATGGTGATCGGGAAGGACTTCAAGGAGCTGGAGTTCGCGGTCACCCAGGGCAAGGGTGAGTCCCGGCTGGCCTCGGCCGCTGGCGTACCGCCGTCATGGGTCGGGTTCTCCGAGGGACTTCAAGGGTCGGCCCTGAACGCCGGGAACTTCACCGCCGCTCGCCGCCGGTTCGGTGACGGAACGATGAGACACCTTTGGGCCAACGCGTCCGCGTCGCTCGAGGTGATCGTCCGTCCTCCCGACTCGGGCGCCAACCTGTGGTACTCGGGCGAGGGCGTCCCCTTCCTTGCCGAGGATGCGAAGGACGCCGCCGAGATCCAGAGTATCCAGGCCGAGACCATAACCAAGCTCGTCACGAACGGCGGGTTCACGTGGGACTCGGCCGTCGCCGCTGTTCAAGCCAGTGACTGGAGCCTCCTTAAGCACACCGGATTGTTGAGTGTGCAGATGCAGCCTCCGGGCTCGGAGAACGGCCAGAGCCCACAGAAAGCCGAAAACGTGTCCGACCCGAAGAGGGTCGCTTCTCTGCTGCAGCAGGGATGGAGGCTCGTCGAGCCGAACGGAGTTGACCGAGGATGACGAAGCCAAGGCCGCAGACCAAGCCATCGCCGCTGTGCTCGCGCGCCGTCGAGTTCCGCGCGACCGGCGATCATGGCGACGGCCGGACCCTCGAGGGATACGCCGCGGTGTTCGACGTGCCGACGCGGATCGACTCGTGGGAAGGCACCTTCGACGAGGTCATCGCGAAGGGCGCGTTCAAGCGAACGCTGAACGCCCGGACACCTGTGCTGCAGTTCGATCACGGCCGGGATGTTCGGACTGGTTCGGTGCCGATCGGCGCGGTCCAGACGATCCGCGAGGATGACCATGGGCTGTTCATCTCGGCGCGCCTGTTCGACAACGACGTGGTCGAGCCGATCCGGCAGGCCATCGAGGGTGACGCGATCACCGGCATGAGCTTCCGGTTCCGTGTGGTGCGCGACGAGTGGCGCGACACCAACGGCAAGCTCGTCAAGCCGGACGAACTGCTCGACCTATTGTGGATGCCCGGGGATCGCGGCCCGCTGCAGCGCACCATCAAGGAAGTGGAGCTGTTCGAGGCCGGACCGGTCGTGTTCCCGGCCTACGACGCCACGACTGTCGGCGTGCGGTCTCTGCTCGCCGAACTCTCAGACTCCGACCGGGAAGCGCTACTGCGTGACCTGGCCGCAGAACTTCGCCAGCCCGTGGGCGAGCCCGACCAGGAGGTCACCTCGCCGCCCGCTGACGAACCGTCCGACCCGGCGGAACGCCACTCGGACGAACCGGCTGTGACGACGGCCGACAAGGAGCCCGCCAAGCCCGGCACCTCCGCACCCAGAAAAGACGATGAAAGGAAAGTCGCGATCATGGAAGAGACCATGACCGTCGAGGAGCGAGAGGCCCGCCAGAGCGAGATCAAGGCGCGGCTCGCCGAACTCGACAAGGAGTACAACGGCGCCGCCCTGCCGGACGAGGCCCGCGCCGAGTGGGACGGCCTCAACGACGAGCACGACGCGAACGAGCAGGCCATCGCCGACGCCATGGACCGCCGCGCCCGGCTGCAGGCGCTCGCCGACAACCCCGGCGCCACGGAGCGTGTCAACAACCGCCGCGCCGGCTACGGCACCCCCGTTCGCAACGGTGGCACGCGCCGCCCGGACAACATCTATGACCTGTCGGCGATCCGGCAGGAGGCCCGCAGCATCGACGACCTGCCGCAGCTGTACCGGGACAACGCGATGCGCGCCATCGAGCAGGCCCGGTTCCCCGGCTCCGAGGACCGGCAGGCGGCGCAGACGCAGGCCGAGCGGGTGCTGAACAAGGTCGCCGACACGAACGGTGAACTCGCGCGCCGCATGCTTGTCACCGGCTCCCCTGTGTACGAGCGGGCGTTCGGGAAGTACTGCATGGCGCTGTCGACGAACGGCCTGACCACGGAGGAGCAGCGTGCGCTCGCCGTGGGCGCGGGAGCGACCGGTGGGTTCGCGGTGCCGTTCCAGCTCGACCCGACGATCATCCTGACCAACAACGGGTCGGTGAACCCGCTGCGTCAGATCTCCCGGGTGGAGACGATCGTCGGGAAGGAGTGGGACGGCGTCACCTCCGCGGGTGTGACCGTGTCCCGCGCCGCGGAAGCGGCTGAGGCGGCCGACAACTCGCCGACCCTCGCGCAGCCGACCGTGAAGGCAGAGCGGGTGCAAGGCTTCATCCCGTTCTCGATCGAGGTCGACCAGGACTGGAGTTCGCTGCAGGCACAGATGACCACCCTGCTCGCCGACGCCAAGGACGTGGAGGAGGCCGACTCGTTCGTCAACGGCACGGGCGTGTCCCCCGCTGCGAACGGTCTCATCGCGACACTGAACGCGTCGAGCAACGTCACCGCGAACACGTTCACGGTGGGCTCGATCTACGCGCTCGAGGACGCGCTGCCCGATCGGTTCCTCGACAACGCGCGGTTCCTGGGGCACCGGTCGGTGTACAACCTGGCCCGTCAGTTCGACACCGCTGGTGGAGCGAGCCTGTGGGTTCGGCTCGGTGAGGGGCTGCCGCCGGAGCTGATCGGCTACCCGGCGCACCGCACCTCGGCGATGCCGGACGGCACCCTGGCGATCAACGACCGGTATCTGCTGCTCGGCGACTTCCGGCAGTTCCTGATC